TGCAACCTGTTGGGAATGGCCGGTTGCCCGCCTGGGTGATTAGCGAGTAGGACTACTGCGCCTCAAGGGCTGACAGACGAGCTTCCATCGCCTCGATCTGCTCCTTCTGCCGTTTGAGTAGGTTCAGCAAGTGAGGAACAAAGCGGTCGTACTGAACGCCTTCTGGCTCTAGGCCGCCGTCTTCATTTTTAGCAAACAAGCAAAGCCGCGGATCAATCTCAGCAACTTCCTCGGCAATGAATCCCCAATAGCCCCATTCCTTGTTGTCGTAATCAGAGGTTGACTGATACCAGACAGGACGGCAATTAAGAATAGAATCTGCATAGGAATCTTGCAGCGTTTCAACATTTGTTTTGTATTTGATAGATGAAACAGACCTGATGAGATATCCGTCAGTATTAACGTTTACGTTTGCAGCCGTAGCAGTAGTGGATGAGTAAACGGCGGGAATGATTACGTTGCCATCATTTTTGATAGTCATCCGCTCCGTCGGGCTGCTCGCTCCGTCGGCAGTAGTGGAGAACACTAAACGCGATCTGTGATTAGATCCAGATGTCCAAGAGCCAGCATCAGACGTAGCGTAAATCTGTGCGCCTAGGTTTTCGGAATTATCTGAAAAATTAATCGCTCCAAGAGCTTGGCCGTCGCCAGATGGCAGGCTTCCTCTACGCAAGGCAAAAACGGCGTAATCCGTCGTCGCACCTGAACGACCTTGAACTTGGAGCAATGCGCTGCCAGAGGTAGTAGTCGTGCCAACTAACAGGCGTCCCGATGTATCAAACCGCGCCCACTCACCAGAGTTACCATAAAACGCCAAATCCCGAGCAGTTCCCGAGCCAGAAGCACTGGACTGGAGGTACGCCGCATTAATGCTGGTGTTTATGCCGAGTGCTAGTTGTGAAAAGTTTGAATCGGCAGTGCGTATTTCAATGCCATTGGCATTAGCGGTTTCGGTAATCGTGAGCTTTGATGCAGGACTGGTAGTGCCAATCCCTAAACGCCCTGACGAATCAAGGCGCATATAATTGATCCCGCCAACTTTCCATTGAAAGTGGTTAAGATCCGAGCCAACATTAAAGTCAATTGTTGTGTCGGTTGTATTTCTTTTAATAGTGAAATCTGCACTATCGCCAAATTGGATCCCCGAGTTAGCGGCGGCATCACCAAAGTTTAAGGATGATGCAGGCGTAGAAGTCCCCAGACCTACGCGTCCCGAGCTGTCGATGCGGGCGGCTTCTGATGCGCCACTATTAACCGTCCAAACATGAGCCCCAGTACCGTTAGTTCGGTGATAAATATCTCCGTTACTGGCTGAATCAACGTAAAGACTGGTTCCACCATAACAGATTATCTGCGCGCTACTAGTCGCAGTTGCATTATCAAAGAAGATTTGGGAATAAACAGCAGTGCCATTAGGTCGAATCCGAAGACTACCGTTTGTGTTGCCTGTTCCTCGAAATAGTACCTCACCATCAACATGTAATTGATAAGACGGATTCGTAGTGCCAATCCCTACGCGACCACTGCTATCAATGCGGGCGCGTTCGCTTTGGGATCCAATGGCAGCGGCACCAGTGGCAAATGAAATACCATCGTATCCGCCAAGATTCAGGTACTCACCACCGGAAGAAACACTATTTGCGGCACCACGCCATACAGCAACGTACTTATCGGTGGAGTTGCCGTTTCCTAGAACCAGCATACCGCTGTTGTAATTAGTATCTGTGCGACTTATACATAGAACTGCCCCAAAATCACTAGTTGCTCCAATAGTTAATGGAGATTGAGGCGAAGTAGTGCCAATCCCTAGTCGTTGGTTCGCAGTGTCAAGATAACAGAACTCACCTAATCTTACAGTTTGCGCAGCGCTATATCCCAATAGAATCTTGAAATCACTGTTACCATCTTTTCCTCTTAAATAGTTTCCATTGGTGCCAATATAAATATCACCATTTTCTACTTGCAATTTTGCACTAGGGCTACTAGTCCCCAGACCTAAGCGGCCTGAGTTGTCGATGCGGAGCGCTTCAGAATTGCTTGTTCCAGAATGGAATACATGCGCCCCTGTGGATCCATTTTTGCCGTAGTAATACAAGCTTACCCCATCGCTTGTAATTGTGGGTGCAGCGGTTGAAGTTGTTGGGGCTCGATAGTCAAGCACCAGGCGTGGAGAGCTGTCGCCAATGGCAAACTGGCTACCCGAAGTTCCGCCTGCAACCTGCAGTAAATAACTTGGATTGGTGGTCCCCACCCCAACGCGACCACTGGTATCAATACGCGCAGCTTCATTGCCAAATGAGCGGAAGAAGGTAAGCGGTCCTCCCGTTCCGTTCAAAAGACGAGCCTCGCCATTAACGTTTGAATTTCTAAAAACAAGTTGCGAGATATTGGTTGATCCAGTTGTATTAACAGTGAAAGTTGTATCAGCAGTGCTATCGATCCACAGCCGTGCGTTATAACTACCTGGATCGGTAGTAGAGCCAATCCCTACTTTCCCGTCCGATGTGATGCGGAGATGTTCGGAAAGCGTTACAGACGATCCTGCAGTGCCAGAATTTGCTGCTGAATAAGTAAGTGTTTGGTCTTCAATGCGTAAAAGACCACCACCTCTGCTGCTTATTCTGCTCCAAGCATTGCTGCCAGTTTTGAAGAGGTTATTGGCAAAATAGCTATCATAATTATATGAAACGTGATCGCTGCCGACGCTGCCATATCCGACCTGCAGGTGAGCACCGATTGCCGCTGATGGGGCAAGAGTTAATCCTGCTCTTCCGTTTGCATCAACAAACAACCGCCCAGACCCACCAGTCGAGATGGCTACTTGGTCTGCGCCAGGTTGATAAATACCTGAATTAACGTCACCGTTCAGGATGATGCTGGGGGCGCCTTCCGTACCAGCGGGAAAATCAAAGCGCTCGCTGCTGGTCCAAGCATCCGTAGCGTTGACCCAGTTAATCGTCTTATCGGTAGCGCCTTTCAGCGTGATGCCGCCACCGTCAGCCGTCGTGTCAGTAGGAGTCGCAACCGACCCCATCTCAATGTTCTTATCCTCAACAATCAGGTTTGTCGTATCAATCGTCGTGGTCGTGCCCTGAACCGTCAGGTCGCCAGGGATCGTGACCGCACCAGTATCCGAAATCAGCAGCCGCTGCGTACCACCCGTCGAGATCGCAAGCTGATCAGCACCAGGGCGATAAATACCAGTATTGGGGTCACCGTCAAACGCAATACCGGGAGCCGCCTCCGTACCAGAGCCAGCGTTCTCCATCAAGTCAGCAATGCTGACCTTTTTCGTCAAGTCGCCCGAAACGTCAACAATGGGCAGAACATCAGTGCTAACCGGATCGGTATAAGCCGTCAGGTCAGTGATCTTCGTCGTTGCCATTGATAGCGCTCCAGTAAAGGAATCTTAGGCGTGGCTTAGGTCTTGATACAAGCCAGCAACGCCACGTTGCGCGGACGGGTTTCTGTGTAAGACGCATCAATATCGGGCGTTCGGAATGTTGGAGGTGGTGGATTAAGGTAAAGCAGACGGTCGCTTGTGTTGCCGTCAAACCCGTAGGTCTCCTGATCCTGACGGCTTCCGAAGGTGCGCCCGCCATCTATACCTCGACCATCGTCCCAGCCGCGAATAAATTCGCCGCGCAAATCTGGCAAGTTGAACGTAGTAGCATTGTCACCAACGCCAAATGCTGTGCCGATTGCACTAAACAAATCTGAGTAAGTAGTACGGCTAACTGCCGCACCATTTGCTTTCAAGTACCCAGTCGGCGCAGTATTTCGTGCTGTCCAGATCACCGTCCCAGCAGGGGTCAGATCTGTTGCTGCAGGTAGTGCCGCAATCTGATCATCCACATACTTTTTCGTGGATGCCATATTGTTGGTGGTTGGCGCACCACTCAGGGTCAAATCACCCGTCAGCGTGCCGCCAGCCAACGCCAGATATGTGGTTCCTGCAGCCGAAGTCGTTAGGTAAGTGCTAGCGGCAGAAGTCTGCGTAAGGACATCAGCAATCGGAGCTATCCAGCTGCTCCCGTCCCACATCTTGAGTTCATACGGCGATGAACTCTGGTCTTGCCAAAGCTCGCCTATTCCTGGGCTAGACGGTGCCGAACTACCAGGATTGGTAATTTTGCTCTGCTGGAACGAGACAGTTGTCCAGGTCGCACCGTTCCAGACCTTCACCAAAGGTGGGTTGGTGCTGGTATCGACCCAAAGCTGTCCGTTGGTCGGCGTGCTCGGAGCAGTGCTGCCAACACTGGTGCCAAGCAGCCCCAGGGCAACCGCTAAAACGTTGGCTTGAATCCGCCGGGTTTCGCTGCCAGAAACACTTGTAAATGGCAGTAGGTCAGCGCTGGCAATAGCCGAAGCCGATGGCAGCTGTGAAATCCGAAGTCCTGCCATCTCAGTAACCCACAACGGTCATGTCGATCACGCCAGCGACTGCAGTGCCAGAGCTGTTGACGCATTTCACTGTAATGCTACTGGTCGATTTCGAGACCACAAGGGCGTTGATCGCTCCAGTGCCCGTATCCTGCAAAGTCAGCTGGACCGACTTCACAACCCTGAACGTCTTACTGAGTGAAATGGCAGTGCCCGACACACTGCTGCTGATTGACACGTCATTCTGCGATTCAACCACATCCGGGTAGTCCAGCTCAAAGCACAACCCGGTGATCGCACCAGGGCTGGCCTTATCCTTCGACTTGATCAGCGTCCGAACGGCATACACGTCTTCGGTCAGCTTTTCAAATGGTGCGTATGGGTGCAAAATGCCTGCCGCTTCTCCAGACAGCTCGGCGGCGGTATAGGTGCGTTGCTCAGCCAACAACGGATCATCATTCTCTTGGAAAATTTCGTCGTCGTTTTCTTGGAACAGTGATGTGCCAGCACCAGTCAAGGCGGAAAGGCTGTGCTGATACGTCGCTTCGGCTGTAGTCGTAATCAGCAGGGCGCTTTCAAGGAAGTTGTTGTCAAGGTTCCAGGTGTAGTAAGCGTCTTGGGCGATGTCGATCTGCTGGACGGCATAGACGCCGGTATCACCCGTAATAAAGTCTCCGTTCTGCGCCGTTAGCAGCGTCCCATCCTGTGTGGTCAGGTAGTAGTTATCGCTGACCTCGCAGTTGATGTAAGAACCCGGCCAGGTTGTCGAATTAATGCATTCCTCGTAAACCGCGTTGCTGATTGGTGGGGCACCAATGTTGACCAGGATCACCGCCGGTTCATCGCTGCGCCATTGCGTCGCATCAACCGACTTGACCATTACAGTCCATTCGTCAGTGTCAAACAGGCTGGTTTCAAACCATTGCTGAGTGACTGAAACGCCGCCGGAGTAAAGTTCAATCCCTTCGTCCCAAGTGACGGCAGGATCGTCGTCAATCAGACCGCCCTGCTTATACCGAATTTCGTAGGAGACAATATCGGAGACGACGCCCTGGTCCCAGCTGCCATAGGAACTCTTGGGCAGTTGCCAGCTAAAGCGCTTCAGACCGTTGTTTTGATTTTGAACGACGGTGAAGTTGTCGGGCTTAGGAGGAACGATCTCCTCGCGCTCAATCGTGTCATAGATGTAGTTGCTGGGATTCTCGCCAAAAATTGCGCTGGTAAAGGCAACACGAATTTGCCAGTCACCAGGCGCGTGGAAGGCAATCGTGTAATAACCAGTGAGCGGGATATTGCTGAGGAAGTACCAGCCATCGGCTTCTGGTTCCTTAACGCCCGGCACCGTGGTGGGCACATCTGTTGGGAATGCCCAGCAGCGATAACCCGTGATCCGCTCAGGGACTGGACAGCTACCTGCATCAATGATCAGCAGCTGGGTGCCATCAGGCTGGTTTTGGTGGCGGACAACAGCGTTAAAAGCTGTATCTGATAAATCCGGGATTGCTGCGAAGGCAGAAACATTGACCGCAACCCAGTCCGACTGTTGCCCCAGGCGGTTAACTGTGGCAACCCTGAACTCGTAGCTGTCGCCATAGACGTGGTTCGAAACAGGCTGACTAACCGCGCCAGCAGTGACAATTCCGACATCAGACCATTCCGTGTCGCCGGTTTGCCGCCACTGATAGCGATACCCACGCACCAGCAAATCGTTGGCGTCATTCTTTTGTGGTGATGTCCAGTAAGCGCTGATCTGGGTTTGGTTATTGCGGAAAACCAGCTCTGCCTGAACGTTGGTTGGAACGCCAGCGCCAGTCAGCGTAAAGCGATCCTTGGGAATCGCAATCGGCAGATCGTTATCGACGTAAGCAAACTTGCTTGCGTTGTACTGGATTGCCTCAACCTGGAAGACCAGCGGCTCAACTTCGCTGACCGCAATAATTTTGAACAGCGCAGCATTCAGGCTCTGCCATTCCAGAACCCATAACGCCCCAACCTGGCTGTCGATGATGCCGTCACACTCGATAACCGTGTTTCCGGTGGTGGCATCAACCGTGTCATTAACAACGTTCAGGACCTGCAGTTTGGGGCGGGTCGTGATGCTGCCGTCAGGGTTGGTGGTCTTTTCGCCGTCAGGGATGACAAGCGTCAGCGTGTAAGTGTTGGAATAGTTGAGAGTTAACGTGGCGTCCAGAAACACCTTGTTGGTGTTTGTTTGGATGGACTTAACGCGACCGCCTAGGCGCTGACCCTGCTTCAGGGGATCAGCAATCTGGATGACTTCACCAACGCCAGCCGCCAGACCTTCAGCGCCAATACGAAAGCTGACTTTTTCAGTCAGGTAGCGGTTAGAGAACAGCGTGTGCTTTGCTGCCCGCAGTGCTTGACCGCGTGAAGTAACGCCAAGCAGGCGCAGGTCAATCGGGTTGTAGCCAAAGGTTTCCAGCAGGGTGTCATCCTGCTGATACTCAGTGACGCTGGAATATGCCTGGTTTGGATCGTCCCAGTTCGCCAGAACAACTGACTTGCGGGCAGCTCGGGCAGTGCCGGTGTAGGTAAAGCAAGGTGAGGTGACCTGACCGGAATCGTCAACCTCTTGGATGACGTTGGCTTCGCTGAACTGCTGAACCGGAACCTGCTCACGGTCCTGCGTCAAATACAGCTGCCCTTGGCTGTAATAAATCAAGCCCCGAAAGCACGAGGCAAGACCGTTCAGGACTTCATAGACAGTGCCTGCATTTTGCAGATAAACATTGCAGGTAAAGCGCGGCTCAGTTCCACCGTTGCCGTCAGGAACTAATTCATCGCAATATTGGCTAACGGTATAGAGATACCACGGGTCGATTGAGATGCTTGGCACATAACGCGCCACGCCGAAGCGATCATTAACAACAATGTCGCGAAAAATCCAGGCAGGGTTATCGGTCCATGCAGTTGTAAAAGTGCCGTCCCAGATGCCGGTATAAGTGCGGGTAGTTGGGTCGTAGTTGTTTGGGATCTGAACCCGCTTGCCGCGCAGCCTGACCGAAAGGTTTGGGATACTTGCGAACTGCCGCGCATCAACCTTGAGCGCTATCGCAGCAGTATTTGGATAGGCAAGCTTCTCATCAATGATTTCGACGTAACTTTGCCAGCTGATCGCGTTCTGCAGATTGCTATTAGTGCTGTCCGCAGTGTCACGGGTGACCCGGATTGTCCAAGGTCCAGTGCCAGGTAACGCAAACTCGTATGCCCGCTGGAACGGAGCATTGGATTTGCCGCTAACCCTGATGTCTCCTGCACCATCCCCGACAATTACATAGGGTCCGCCATTAGATGAAACTTCAATCGTGTAGTCAACGTCGGTGCCGTTAATATCGCCATTGCTGGTATCAAATGATTGAAGTGCTGCGTGATTGATAATCACACGACAGCGCTCAACATCCGTGTCGGTAATGGTGCGAGTGATCGGACCCGCAGCCCTGGTAACTGGAGTGTTGACACCGACGGTGTTTTCAATAAGGCTGAAACCCTCCATCGCGGTTTGGGTTTCGTCCGTACCAGTACGGTGATCTAATTCGTAGCTGGAAAAATTAAACGTCCCATCCGCGTTTTCAATGGGCGTTGAATCTAAAAATGTGTCGCGGGTAATGCTGTTGGGGAAGCCTTCAACTTCACCTTCGCTCAGTGCGTAGACGGTCTTGGCAAATGCAACCGAAAACAGGTTGTTTTCTGCCTCGCGCGGTTCCCGTTCGGTGCCGCCAACAACAGTGAAATTCTGCTGAACAACTGGCTGGCTGCCGCCACCAGCACCGCTGACTTCAGGCAACTTTTTAGGGTCTTCCATCAGAGGTGATTCTGCAGTTCCAGACCGAAGCTCAAGGTAGGCAACGATCCGATGATGCGCTCACCGTAGAGCACTGGAACGACTCCGCCCTGTTGAGTATTGGCGTTGGATTTATCAAAGGTGAATGAGC